ATCATATACGATTGCATGGTAGTGAGGTCTGTGCGTTGTTCCGCCGTATTCTCCGGCCGCGTAGTAGACTATTTTTTTGTCACTTTTTTTATGATATTGTATGTATCTTCTTAATCTTTTCCAGAATCCTTTAAGGTCGTCATAATTGAGAGTTAAATTTTCTACTTCTACTTCTCCGGTCCATTTATTGATTCCTAAACCGTTATTGTAGCTCCAAGGTACGTGTTCGTCGTCGTATGTCAGAGTTAGGAACCATGCGTTTTCGTGGTATGGTAATTCCATTTCCATTCTGTTTGCCCAGCTGCTTCGGCTTGTTAGCTTGCATCCTGCGCAGTGTCCGCATGGTATGAGTGTGCAGTTTTCATTTTTAATTTTTCTGAGCAGCTTTTTTTCTGCTGATTCGTTTAGCTCCGGTCCTGCTGCGTTGTAGAATGTCATACCTCTTCTTTTGCCGTATTCGAGGTATTTTTTCAGACTTGTTACCTCTCCGTCGCTAAATCTCACGAGTGGTTTTGTGCATGACATAGTGTTTCGTTGCGTCTCCCCTCACCTAGCCCCTATAACCCTCTTGACGTTATAGGGGCTAGGTGACACAATTTTTAGCAATTTTTTCCAATTCGTTATGTTTAAATGTTGCATCCCTGAATGCGGCGGTAGCCGCGATTCATTCACCGTGTTCATTCTTCAGAATAAAAGCAAGTTGATTTATTGCTTCTCTTACACAGTCGCTCTTGTTGTACTTTACGCATTTGAAGTATTCATAGAGCCAATTCAGGTTTTCTACTTCTTTTGTTGTTAGGTTGATGTTCATTCTTTCGACAACTTGGCTTTTCATGGTATACCCCTTTCTAGTTTAAGTGTACGATTCTTACACTCATATTATACACCTTCTTTCTCGTATGTCAATAGTTAACTTTTCGATCTGTAACTTCCTTCGAGGTTTCCCGAAACTCCTTTTTCTGTTTGGGTCGTGTCCGTCTTGTTGTGTTCCCAGCCTTTATTGTTGAAGTTGTTGTTGATCGTTTGAGCCATTTTTTGAACGCCCTGTGCGCTCGTCTTAGTCACTTCTTGCATGATGCCTTCCATGTAGTTGGCTACTGTGTAGTTATGCGTTGTTTTTGCGCTGTTTATGGTTTGCATTGCGTTGTTCAAAAATTGGCTGGTGTTGTTGCCATAATCATACATGGCTTGCATGGTGGCCGTGTGTGCTGCTGGTATTGCTGCCGCTTGCGCGTGTGTGAAGTTTGGCAGTCCCGCGGCGCTTGCTGTTGCGCCAGAGCCTGTGTTTGCTCCCCCGTTTTGTGCTGCTAAGATCGGGTTGATTCCGGCTTTCTTCATGTCTGCAACTGCTCTTTGATAGCTGGTATTCGACATTCTTTCTTGCCAGTCTCTGTTTTTTTGTGCTTCCGCTGCATTAAATGCGTTTGCCGTCGTTGCTGCTTCAGTTAATTTTTTGTTTTGCCATGCTGCGTTTAGCTGGTTCATCAGGTTTGCTAGCGTCCAGCTCCCCGTTTGGAGGTTGTTTGCTGTCTGTGCCTGTCCGGCGTTAAAGTTTGCAGCAAGGCCGCTGTTGTTGCCTGTTGCGGTTCCCAGTGCTTTTGTCAGGATGCTTCCGAGGCTTCCAACGTCGCCGATGGTTTCGCTTGTTCCTGTGCTTCCTCCATATTGCGAGGTTGTTTGCTGTGTCTGCCCTGTGCTGCTTTGGCTGCTCGATGTCGTTCCTATCGTCTGATTAGAAGATGAGCCGCTTTGTGCGTTTGTACTGGCTCCTGAACCGCTCGATATTAAATTTTTTATTTGACCGGCTACGCCTACACCGGCGCTTATTATCGGCAGCAGCTTTGTTGCTGCGTTTAAGATTCCTGCCAGTTCCATTTTTCTTCTCCTTAGATCGTGTCAAGGCCGGGAATGTTGTAGACCGGCATTGCTCTCGTCCACGTCTGGTCGAAGTAGAAGTTGCAAATGAACTGGTGATTGTTTGCGTTTTGCACTGCGATCGTTCTGTCAATGTTTTCTTTGCCTTCTTTGATCCATGTGTCGGAGAGAGTCGGCAGGCTGCTATATTTGTCTGCGTAGTGCCACGCATCCAGAGTTTGAGCGAAGTTCGACCGCATTTCACAGGTTACTTCGTTCGTGCGGTACTTATAATCCGCCCACGCCTCTTGGTAGCCGAAGACTTCTTCATCTTTTTCGTTGCCTTGTGCATAGATTTCTTGGTTTAATACGGCCTGTTCGCCGAGGTTTGCTAACATCGGGTCGTAGTAGCTGAAGCGTGTGCTGCGTGTCCACATTCTCCGCAGTCCGTATTGATAACTATGCTGTACTCTTACGCACGCCAGACCGATGACAAAGCCGTGTTCCGTCGCCGAGTAGGTGCATATGTGTTGGCTGTTGGTCGTCATGCTGTAGGCGCCTGTGTTGCCTTGCGGACTGGTTTCGTTCGTGCTGGACGTCTGAACAACCTGATTGATGTTGATTGGTACTCTGCACCCACCGATGTATTCGCTGCGGTCAAGTCGTGCGTCCGGGCTCGTAACGCCCCACGCGCCTTTCAGGTATTCTTTGTACCTCGTGCCGGTTCGTGCATCGCGTTCGAGGATATGCTGTACTGCGATCGCGTTTCGGAGTTCGTTGATGGTTGTTGCGGTTACGCTTCCGAGGTCTGCCGCTAAATAAATGTCGTCTCTTGTTTTATCGTCTTTGATGTTTATGAATGGTTCTCCCAGTGTTGCCTGTATTCTCACTGAGCCGTTTTGATAGTTGTTGTAATCTGACAAATACAGGCCATATCTGTTTTTATCGTTGTTGTTTTCCAATTTATAATATTCTTTATCTTTGGTTCCGGATGCGTATTTGATATATGCGTTTCCGTTTAGTGGCAGTTTTACCGCTTCGCCTTTTTGCGGCGAAGGGAGGCAGGATGTGAAGTAGTCTTTGTGTTTTGCTACTTTCAGCGGCAGCCCACCCGCTTCTGCGTCAGTGAGTTTGTTTCCTGTGTTGCTTCCTGCCGTCGTTGCGTCCGTTTTGCTCATGGTTACAGGCTGCTGCAGATTTTCGTCTCTAAACCACTCGTTCCAGATTTTCGCGTAAGCTCTGAATGGCAGACTGTTTACTTTTAGGTTTTCTACTCCGGTTGGAATGCCGAAGTAGTCCGCAATGGTTCCGTTTGCCCATCCTCCTGTTGGTGCTGTCGTCACCGGCGTTGTGTATTCTACATCTTCTGCCCAGAAACTCGAATCGTTCTGACCCATCAGGTTCTCGAAGTGCTCCCAGAGCAAGCGTGCCGGCACGAAGAACATGTAATAGTCGATGTCGCAGTTATCCATAACCGGATAAAGCGGTGTGCTCATGCGCACCAGACTGTTCAGGTCGATTCTGAAGGTGTCCGCGGGAAGTACTTCGTCGACGTAGATTGGTACTAGATCGCCTTCGTTGAGAGTTGTCAGCAGACTAAAAGGCCGTTTGAAGCTGCTGCGCCTGATTTCTGCATGTGGTACTTGCGTGAAATGCTGTTCTGCGTTTCGGCTCATTTATTTTCGCTCCCTCCTTTTTGATTTTCTCCGTTTTGACGATTTTCGGTTTTTGCTGCAGCGACTTTTTCCGTCGAAATGCCCATGTTTTGTAACCAGCTTTCTTCTCCTGCGGTTGCCATGTACTCGTTGAAGTTGTTGTTGAACTTGTTCCGGATGCTCAACGGCAGTTGGTCGAACTTTTCCCGCTGCTCGTTCATCATGTTCATGTATTCGGTGTATGTGCTCGGCAGTTTGCTGGTGTCGATGTACCACCCCGGCGCCGCGAGTGCTGTTTCGTCTCCTGCTGCATATCTGCTTAAGATCGCCATCACGTCGCATTCGTCCCGGTAGCTTTGGATTTTTTCGTAAGTGTCTACCTCTCCGACCTTTTCAAGGTAGGCTTTGCCGTTTTCGTCGTATCGCTCGGCGTATTGCGGTTCCATCCGGTTTCCGCAGCAGTTTTCTTTTGCTTCCGGTTTTTCATCTTCGAAGGGCTTAAAGATTCTCTTTGGCATTTTTCTTTTCCTCTTCCAGATTGTAAACGAGTTTCGGCTGCTCTGCGTAGATCGCGCCGCTCTCGTTGTCATACTTGCCCATGTAGTAGATTCTGCGGTCGTCGCAGTCTGCTTTTTCGCTTTCAAGCATGATCCACTTGAAGTTGCGCTCTGCTACTTTGTCCAGCATGATCATCAGGTTGCCGAAGGTCCCGGCCAGTTCGTCTTTGATTGCGTAGATGTCATAAATCATTTTCAAGCTCCTCTCTCACTGCTTGGCTGTTTTTTAATCCTTCTTTGATAAGTGCTCTGAGGATTTTTCCAGCGCTTATTTTTTCTCCTGTCTCTTCCTCGATCAGCTCTTGAAGTCCGTCTACCAGCATCATTTCTTTGTAGCCCAGTTTTACGCTGATTCCAAAGCTTTCGAGGTCTTTTACCCGCTTCACAGCCGGATGCCGCCGCGCGACGGCTTCGGATTTACGTTGATTTTCTTTGTCTTCTTCGCTGTGTTGGTGAAGATTCTCTGGTCTTTCTTTGGATTTACGCTCTTACGATGTGGCATTGTTTTCCTCCTTGTTTTCGTCCTGATTCAGGATATGATAGATTTTATCCAGCGTGTTCAGGATTTTTTTCAGGTGTTCGATCATTTCTTTGATTTCTTTCAGCTTCATTTTTACCTCCTTATCATCTTTACAATTAGTTGCGCTGTTTCCATTTTGCACCTCCTTTTCTCTGATTTTATCAAAAAAAAAAAAAACGCAAGAGTGGTTTTTGTTCACTCTCACGTTTTTGTTATAGGTCATGCGGTCGGCGCGGTGCGCCGAATGAAAAGCATGACGTGGCTTTTGTGTTAGTAGCCGGATTTTCCTTTATTTGCATAGCTGCTTATGATTTTTTGCACGCTTCCGATTGTTGATTTTTTGTTAAGGTTTATGTTTGTGTCTATGTAACAAGCTAGAATCCATTCTAGTAGTTCGTCGGTTGTGTTTTCTTTGTCTAAAAATTGGTTTTCATATCGTTCATACTGTTCTATGTCTTTAAGCATTTTTCTGCAAGCTTTGTTCATGTTATACTTCCTCCCTGATAAGCTTTTTCATGCGTTCTTGCATTTTTTTGTCTTTCAGGTTATAATATTCTTGCATGGTTAGGCCGGTCTGTTTGAGCTGAGCAAATAGTGCATCGTTCGCGATTCTTCGTCTTTCGCGTTTGATGGCTTTCAGTTCTTCGGATTCGGCTTTTTCTGTTGTTTCTTCGATTTCTTTTTCCTGTTTTTCTGTAAGTGGTTTTGCGTTTGAGTGTTCCAGATCGAAGAGTTTATCAAAGTATCTTGGCGGCTTACAAATTTTTCCGTTTTTTAGTTGGATTTGGTCTTTACTGTAAATCTCTTCTGCATGGTCGTAGTAATATCTTGCACCGATTCCCGGTTTTAGTGACATTCTGTTGTCTTCTGGTAGAATTCCTAGTTCTTTGTAAAATTCTTCTCCTTCTTTTCCATAAATTTTTTTTGTGGTGTATCCTGCTGTGTAAGACATTGAATTCCATGTTGCTGGTGATAGAACCACGAACCCAAGACCCCATACTTTTTGGATCCATTCACAGTTGTAGTATACAGCTCCTTTTTTGCGTTTGTATTCTTTCAGTTCATCTTTTTCAATTGGTAAATCATATACGATTGCATGGTAGTGAGGTCTGTGCGTTGTTCCGCCGTATTCTCCG